CAATCATAATAATTCTAAAAACCTAAAATATTATAGCGATTTTTCAGTAGTGAACGACGAAACTTTTATTTTAAATGAACATTATCAATGTATGGTGACCAATACGTCTATTGATGAAGATGAAAAAGGAACCTACAATATTGAATTTATTTCTTATACCAAGTCACTGAAAGAAATGAAACAATTTGTGGATAAATTAACCAAAACTTATTTATATGAACAAAAAAACAAACTGGGGATTCAAAAATATTTTTTCGATGAAAAACACGTATGTTTACCTAAGGACCAAGAAGGGGTCATTCAACTGGATAAAGCTCCTAAGAGTGTCACCTTTACGATGACACCATTTCATACAAACAAATCATTAAAAAATGTATTTGGTTCACATTTGAATGTAGTCAAAGAACGAATTGATATGTTTATGAATAAAAAAGAATGGTATTGTAAAAAGGGTATTCCCTATACACTAGGTATTTTATTACACGGTCCACCAGGAACTGGAAAAACATCACTCATCAAAGCCATTGCAAATGATACCAACCGACATGTGATTAATATTAAATTATATAAAGATACAACTCAAACTCAATTGCGAAATTTATTTTTTGATGAAAAAATAAATGTATTGAATGATGGAAAAACTGAACATTTTAATATATCTATGGATGAACGTATTTATGTCATTGAAGACATTGATTGTTTGACCGATATAATTTATGAACGCAAAGAAAAAAAAGAGACAAATGAAGAACCTAAACAAGTGGATTCTTTAGACAACTTTCATAATGATTTTCCACAAGGTTTATTATTTGAAAATCACATTATTTCGGATATCCAAACCAACAAGGATATTAAACCGTTTAAAAAAGACAACAATCCATATGTAGATGGTGAACAACTTACTCTATCTTTTATTTTGAATTTGTTGGATGGTATATTAGAGACACCTGGACGTATTTTGATGGTCACTACCAATCATATCGAAAAATTAGATAAGGCATTTATCCGTCCTGGTCGAATTGATATTAACCTAGAGGTATCTTATTGTTCTCTCGAAATGATAGTTGAAATGTTTGATTTTTTTTATGAAAGGTCGTGTCAACATTTATTTGAACATTTTGAGTACAACGTTCTAATCACCCCTGCACAATTGAACAAATATATACTGAACAATTACAATGACCCAGAAAAGGCATTTAAAGAATTATCTAAATATAAAAAATAAAATAAAAAAACAATGGACGATTATAAATGTGAAGAATGCTTTATCTATAAACCTAATAACTTGTTTGTATCAATGGAGTACCTTATAAATGTAAAAGTTTACCAAGAAAGTAATATATTATGGGTATAGTATAGTTTATGACCAAAAATTAATTGATAAAATAAAATAATTAAAAAGATAATTGTTTGCTATGTATATTTATTGTCATTATTTTATTAATACAAAATAAAAAACTTATTATATTATAATGAATTATAAAAACAATCTTTTGTTTATATTGTTTACAACTTTTTTTTTAATATTTATGGTTTATAAATATGCATTTGTAAATAATAAACCACATTGTAATCATTTTGTCACCAATGTTTACCTATATTTAGGATTATCGTTTTCTTTGGTGGGTTCCTTCATTCATATGTATAACTATGGATTTAATACATCCAAACAATTAAACGTCCTTTTACCAGAATACAAAGTATTTCTACAAATAATGCCTTATATATTTTTTTCATTTTTGATATTTATTGTATCTATTATTTTCTTATCAATTCAACCAATGTTCAGTAAAAATGGTTTTTTGATGAATCATATATTATGGTTTATAATTTTAGGGTCTATATCACTTATTTTGTATCCTTATTTCAAATCTATTGAATATTCCGTTGTGTTACAGAGGGTTTTGATAATGACTTGTATGATATTTTTAGCAATGTCTTCATTAGTATTCATTATACCCGATTTTTTACGCAAAACATATTATAAAGCATCCTTGGGATTTTTGATTGCTCTTATTGTAATTATCATCACCGAATTGTTTTTATCGTATACCCAACAATACACAAGACCTTTATACAATATTATATCTTATATTGTGATAGTATTATTTTCAATATTTATTGCTTATGATACATCCAAACTATTTAGTTATGCTGAGAAATGTATACATTCGCCAAATTATCCGTTGGTTTCTACCAATTTATTTTTAGATATTATTAATATTTTTGTACGTTTGATGGGTAAAAGTCGTTGATTTTATATAATACAATAAACTATTATATAAAATTAGTTTAAAATTACTTAATTACTGTATGCAAGACCGCCCATACCCGACATAATTCTTAGTACGTTGTAGTTTCTGGCATATACACGTACTTTCGCAGTATTGGTGCCTTCTACAGTAGCATTGGAAAGAACCAATTGTAGAGTAGCATTATCAATACGACTGAAATTGCAAGTGCCGGATGGTTGTTGCTCTTCAGGTCTTAGAGCAAACGAGTAAAGATTAATACCGGTATCAGGCGATCGAGTGTGGTGTTGGAATGGTTGTACTTGGTCGAAGTAAGTACCTTCACGCTCAGAGAATCGGTCTTGACCATTCAATTGTAGTTTGGCAGTTACAACTGGATTCTCACCCCAGCAGTGCATGTCGAGCGAAGTTTCAGCCAATACGAAAGTACCAGCATCCGATACACCAGAAGCAATTACCGAACCACCATTCATAGCCCAATCCGCATCAGCATCCGCACCAATAGTCCAATTTGAAGAACCAGGAGCTTCTGCTTGTTGGAAAAGACCAGACCCACCGATGAATGAGTTAGGTCCTTCAACAGCCGCATCCGAACCGAATGCTTTTACTGAGTTAGGAAGAGCATCAATTGCATCGGTGTAATTGAATGGTTGAGCACCAAGAGCTTTGAATAGAGTAGTATCACTTTGAGTAGAAGCACAATAGTCTACATTGCAATCTGGTTGTACAACCCAGATTAACTCTTTACACGGGTGATTGAAGTTGAGTCGGATTTTATTGGACGATGAACCAACCGATTCCGAACCAGTGAATTGTAGTTGCTCAATTAGGTATTCTGCAGGATTTTGAGCCATACGTCTGCGCTCATCAGTGTCTAGGTAAATGTAATCTACATACAACGATGCTGAAACAAGCGATTGAGAATAAGCCGTTGTTACTTTTACATCAGATGATGAATCTGGCGACAAAGTGCTTACCGCCCACAGACATTCATCAATGGCTCTTAAATCGAGATTGATTTTGACTTCGTGATATTGAAGGGCGATTAGAGGTAGAGCAAGACCAGGGTTAGTACAGAACCAGAATTGTAGAGGAACATACAAGGTGGTTTCAGGGAGAGCATTGCGAGGAGCACATACTTGTCTTGGGGCACTTGAATCACAAGGCCCATCTACATCTGCGAACGATGGGTCAGTCATAAAAGTCAATTGGGTGGTTTGACCAACCATTTTTTTGTAACCGGCTTCTTGGTTTTTGTCAAGAGTCAATTGGCACCAGATTTGCATCCAGTCACCATAGTGTTTGTCGATGCGTTGACCACCAATTTCTACTTCTACTTGTTCAATCAATTGGTGACCAGGGAAATCCAGCCACCGAGCATATACACTACTATCACTACCGTTTATATTTTGGTTAATTTCTGGTAGAGTAACTTGTAAATAAGTGCGGTAAGCAAGATCACCATTACGGGAAATAGTGCAATTTACCCGACGACCGAAATCAGCTTGACCATTAAAGGTTTGTTCAATGGATTCCATAGCAAAATTACTATGTCTACGGTAAGTTACTTTCCAAAAGGTAATTTGTGGATTACCTGTAAGATATACATCTTGTGCGCCATAAGCTACTAATTGCATAAGTCCTCCACCCATTCTATAAAATAGTAAAAGAAAAAAAAAATGAAATTTTATTTAATTAAATTTTGATATAAGAACTTATTCAAATAATTACACGAATAATGTTCTCTACATAGTTTTTTTATAAATACATATGTTTTTGACGTTTTTCTCTTTATTTTCCAACCATTTTTTTTTGCATTTAAAATAAAAAGAGTCTTCTTATCCATAATGTATATTTAGATTGTTAATATATAAAATAAACTATTTAGTTATACTAATGAATAAAGAACTTACTATAGATAATTTATATACAAAATATCTAAATGATTTAAATCAGTCCGAAAAGAAACTATTGTCCAATCTGTCTAAATATAACGATGATGATGAAAAATATCATTTGGAACTCCAAAAATTAAAACAACTACGAAATAAGAAAAAAAAATATTTTTTAAATAATTCATCAGACTTATTTAATTATTTTGAATGTAAACAACAAATAGAAAAAAATAAAAATCCTAAAAAACTTATTCAACGATTTTTTAATAAAGATGAAGATACTAGTACAAACTCTCTAAATAAAAGTATACAAAATTATATAAAAAAAAATAATTTTGTAAATATAAATATAAATGATTTCATGTATGATAATAATATTTGTAGCAAATGCAATAAAGGCGAAATGATTAAATTAATGATGGAAGGCATTTCATTATGTAATAATTGTTTTAACAATGAAACATTTTTTGTGGATAATGATAAACCCTCTTACAAAGATCCTCCTAAAGAAATATCATTTTATGCTTATAAAAGAATAAATCATTTTCGTGAGATTTTGTCTCAATTTCAAGCAAAAGAGTCTACTGATATACCTGAAGTCATTATAAAACAAATCGAAGGCCAAGTAAAAAAAGAGCGTATCGAATTATCTGAATTGACCAACAAAAAAACAAAGGAAATCCTAAAGAAGTTAGGACATAATAAGTATTATGAACATATACCTTTTATAAAAGACCGACTTGGTATAAAACCACCTGTAATGAGTCCTAAATTAGAAGATACATTATGTAATTTATTTATGGATATACAAATTCCTTATTCTAAATATTGTCCAAACGATAGAGTAAATTTTTTGAATTATTATTATACGTTATATAAATTGTGCGAGTTGTTGGGTGAAATGACTTATTTACCACATTTTCCAATGTTAAAAGAACAAAAAAAAGTGGAACAAGATGAAATATGGAAAAATATATGTATAGATTTAGATTGGGAATTTATACCTACTTTATAGACCACCAGGGAATCCTACT